AGGAAACGGAGCCGAATATTATCCGTGGATGGTCAAAAAATACGGCCAGGACGAAGTGGATGAACTCAGGCGTTTGTCAAAAACAACCAGAAAAATAACTAGGGTTGAGTATGAGGAAATGATCGACGAGATGGCAGAGAAGCTGGCTAGGCTGTCAGCGTCGAGAAAAACCAGTAGAATCGCGGTATGAACAACAGAGAAAACTGATGCCGGTTCATAAAGTCAAAGGCGGCTATCGCTGGGGAAAGACTGGGAAAGTCTACAAAACAAAAGCGGCAGCTCAACGCCAAGGTCGAGCGGTCTATGCCGCTGGGTATAAGCCAAAAAAGACAAAAAAGGTATGAAATACCCTCGCCGGATTCGAACGATAAACGGAAAGCGGGTCACAGTTCGCAGCCCGCAGGATGAAATCTCTGCACTGAAAGAAGCGAGAGAACGCCTAAAATCCGATTCTAAGACGCTCGTTGCTCTGGGGGATGATGACCTAGGGGTCAGGATAGAACGCTCGGCACAGCGCCTTGAGAAGCGTCTGAACGCATCAAAAGGACGCTCGGATGTGTGGAAAGACCATCTGCGCGACCGTCTGATGGACGATGATGAACTTATTTTCCTTTTGTCGTAATTTCAAAAAATTAAGGTTGAGTTAAGTGACCGAAAAAAAACGAAACAAAGGGGGAGCGCCGTTTGGGAATAAGAACAATCTCGGCGGTAAAGATCGCGACTTCAAAAACGCCTTGCTGCGTACCGTCAAACAGTATGAGGAAAAAGGCGTCCCGAGGGGTGAAGCCCTGAATCGAGTGACCGAGAGATTAGTGAAGTTCGCTCTGCATAATGATCCGAAAGAAGCTCTTCCAGCCATGCACCTGATTGCTGACCGAATCGAAGGCAAGGCCGCTCAAGCTCTGCATGGTGAGCCTGGAATGCCAGAACTCATCACGTTGAAATGGGAGGACGTCGAAGAAGATGACACTCAATAGTTTTTCCGCCGCAGGACCGATTCGGAGAATGCGAGAGCGTCGTGCTTTGCGTCGTGCTTCAGAAGTACCCATGAGATTCAATGCGCTGGGTACGCTTGCCAATCCCGGCGATGCGACACCGCTTGCCCCAACGATTCCAATGCAGATCGGAGCGGCGCTAAACCCCTTGCTCGAACGAGTGACGGATGTCTTCCCAGCAGTGAATCCGTATGGCACTGCGTTGGAAAGGATCATCGTGGGCGATTCGCCTGAGCGCACAGGGCTTGTGGCAGAAGGATACCCAGATCAATACTTCCACTTCAATCGAGGAAGCAGAAGCAATGTCTCTCCTCAAATTGTGGATCTAGCAGCCGCATTGCCGATTGGCTCAGCCGCCACGCTTGCAAAAGCAGCGATCCCCGCTGTTAAAGCAGCGATCCCCGTTGCAAAAGCAGCAGCCGTCCCAGCCGCAATGTACGCAGCGAGTCGTATTGCTGAACCGTTGCTAGGAATTTCCGCATCGACAAAAATCCCTAACGACTTCGTGGGGAACGTTGCAGAAGGTTTGCTCGGCGCAAGGTTAGCCGGTGATCCGAATATGAGCGTATCGGTCGCAGCGCCGACGGAGGGCTTGCTAGCAGCGACAGAACCACAAAGATTTGCTGACCCTGACGCGATGGGTTTCCGATCAGTGGTTTCCGATGTGATTGATTTGGATTCATTCCCAAGCAGAGGCACAGCCGAACAGATGGAAGCTGCGCTAGGTCAGAAGGGCGGATTATCGAATCAAGTACGCAGTCAGATAGGCAATCGCAGAATCGACAAAGAAGAACTGAAGTTCTTAGGGATCACAGATTTGCTGGACGAAGCCAAGCGCAGGGGCCAACCCCTCACCCGGCAGCAATTACAGAACCATATTCGCTTTTATAGAGAGAAGCTCCACTTAAACGAAGAGGAATTAATAGACCTCGGAGAATCCGAGAGTTGGCTACAGCAGGAAGTATTAGGGTTCAGAGAGGCAGAGAGTCAAGATTACATTGACGAGCGCATTGACGAAGAATTGAGGGACAACGATTATTTTGCCGAGTGGTTAGCGGATAGACCTGATCTGAATGAAGAAATCCGACAAGAGGCTTTTGAATTGCTTGAAAACCAGTACGACGACGACCCCCTAAAGCGCATACGGTTAATGACATCCGAAGGAGATGGATACACTGACATCTATGCGATAGGCAGAGACGGCGAAGGTTGGACAATCCGAAAGGGTGGCGATAGCTGGGATGAGAGTGAAACGCTAACGACAAGAGGAAATTTCATAAACCTCCGCCACCCGGCAGCAAACCAGGAAGGCACTCTGCTCCTGAATACCCATCACGAAGCGGGGGTGCGGCTTGAGGATTTAGCAAGAGAAGACCTGGGCGCATCAGGAGCCGCACAGTTTCGAGAATATGTCGTAGAAGACGGTCCAATGGGCGATATTGGTGAGGTTACCAATTACCGCGAGGTTGTTGTGCGATTACCAGAAGCAGCAGGCGGCAATATCGGCAGTCACTTCGGTGATGATGTTGCCTACCACATGAGGGTATCGGACAGAGACTATTTCCCAGGTATGACCCGTAGCGATCAATCTATTAGTAATTCCACAAGAGAAAACGCCCTATTTGTCGATGAGATCCAGAGCGATTACGCCCAAGCAGGGGCAGGGCGTAAACTGCCGTTAAGTGAATTTGACAAGGCTATATTGAACGAGTTAGGTATCGACAAGAAAGAGCTAAATTTAGCTCTAAGTAACTTCGATACAAACGAAGCAATACAAGCTAGTAACAATTTGTTAATGCAGTTGTCCAATATTAAACGGCCTATATCGCTTTCGGACAAAGAACTCATCAAACATGGCAATGCAAGTTACAGCGAGCAGCTTACCCGATTACAGCGAAAATTAACGAAAGAAGGAGATTCTCGGGTAAAAGAACAGCCTTTAGTTGGAGGAAAAGAAAAATGGGTACAGCACGCCATTAAGAACTTGATCACCCGCATGGTGAATGAAAATCAAGACAGGATAATTTTCACCAGTGGCAAGAATCAGGCAGAGCATTGGGGTGAGGAAGGATTAGAGTATTTCTATGACACGAAGGTACGCAAAGAGATCGCTGACGTATTAAAAGGCATTGACAAGGATGCGGTTGAGGTGGTGGATGGAGGCTTTAGCTCGAAACCGGGCGATGCGGGAACGAGGAAGCATATCTCTATCAGGAACACCCAAAAAATAAAGGACTTCATATACGGCGTTGGCGACAAGCCCAAAGGCTTTGGAATATATAGTGCTGCGCCTGTAGCCGTTGGGGTTGGCGGCTTGCTGAATGCCGATAATAATGCCGGTAATTAAAATCCCATATAAACCTCGCCCGCTTCAAGCGGAGGCGCATAACCGCAAACAACGTTTCGGATTGCTCATTTGCCATCGTCGGTTCGGCAAAACGGTATTCGCCATCAACGAACTCATCAAACATGCCGCTCTCTGCCCTCACCCGGCCCCACGCTTCGCGTACATCGCTCCCCTCTACCGTCAGGCCAAGTCAGTAGCTTGGGATATGTTGAAGCATTACAGCCGGGTGATACCGGAGATCCAATTCAACGAAGCGGAGCTGCGTGCAGACCTCCCGAACGGCGCGAGAATACAGCTATTCGGAGGCGATGCGCCGGACACCCTTCGAGGTCAAGGCTTCGATCTAGTCGTAATGGACGAATACGCGCAAATGTCCGCACGACTATGGCCGGAAGTTGTGAGGCCAGCACTCGCGGATAGAAAAGGCCGGGCGATATTTATCGGAACTCCTATGGGCCATAACGCATTCTTCGAGCTGCACGAGTCGGTTAAGCATGACGACGATTGGTATGTCCGCATCCACAGGGCCAGTGAGACCGGGTATGTCGCTGATACCGAGTTGGATGCGGCCAAAAAGGTGATGAGCGAGAATCAATATGCCCAGGAGTTCGAGTGTAGCTGGACGGCTGCGGTGCAAGGATCGTATTACGGGCGTTTGTTGGAAGACGCCGAGAAAGAACAGCGGATCGGGAAAGTGCAACATGACCCCGGACTGATGGTCGAAACGTGGTGGGATCTGGGAATTGGGGACAGCACCGCAATCTGGTTCGCGCAGAGAAACGGGCCAGAGACACGACTGATCGACTACTACGAAGCCACCGGAGAAGGACTGGCTCACTATGCGAATGTCTTGGAAGAAAAAGCCAAGGCGGGCAAATGGAAATACGATTCACATGTCTTTCCCCACGATGTACGACAACGCTCCCTCGACACCGGCAGAACCCGAGTCGAAGCCCTAGAGAGCCTTGGGATTGCAGTGGAAATCATGCCTCAGCAAAAAATCGAGGATGGCATCGAGGCCGTCCGCAGGCAGCTACCGAACTGCTGGTTTGACGATTTGCATTGTAAGCGAGGCATAGACGCCCTTAGACAATACCGCGCCGAATACGACGACAAACGCCGGACATTCAGGCTCAAGCCGGTCCACAATTGGGCCAGCCATGCCGCCGATGCGTTTAGGTATGGGTGTTTATTTACGCCAACAGTCTCAGGATGGGAACCCTTGGAATACTCAAACTCAGGGATAGTCTGATGGCTACCGTGGAGCTTGGGCGCAAGGTAAGATTATAAAAAGGGGACCATTATTTTAAGCAGAACAAACCCGTCCGAGGAATACATCTGGTGCTTGAGCAATTACGCCGAGTTGCACCAGGGCGGAAAACTTTTTGATGGCCGGAGTCTTAAAAAGTTTATTCGGCTTTTGGACGGCCTAATTAAGTCCTATCAATGCAAAACATTGCTCGATTATGGCAGCGGTCAAGGAATGCTGTACGGGCCTCATTTTGATGCTCTTACGGACCTAATCGACAAACCTCTAGCCGAATATTGGGGCGTTGACGTTGAGCTGTATGAACCTGGGCTTCCAGAGTATGAGGTTTTACCGGACAAACTATATGACGCGGTGGTCTGTACTGACGTGCTGGAGCATATTCCAGAAGGCGATTTAGGATGGGTTATTGATGAAATCCTAGAGCGGAGCAGCAAGTTCGCATTTTTGAATATAGCGACATTCCCTGCGCTTAAAACGTTTAAGGACGGAACAAATGTTCATGTATCGGTGTTCGAGCCTAAATTTTGGCTAGACTTGCTCAAGCAACGAAATAGTAAATTAGCCATACAGCGTCCGATTTATGCCTTTTTTGATGTGATCGAAGACAGCCATATTGTGTATAAAGGTTTCAGGATAGATAATTCGCACGTTACTGAGTTATCGTGTGATAAAAATAGAGCTTAAATATGGCAGAAAAATCACAAACCATATCTGACGATCAGATCGCATCCATTTGTCGCGGACAGATAGACGCCTCTGCGGGCTATGCAGGCGGCGAGATCAGCGGCGAGCGAGCCGAAGCCCTCGATTACTATTACGGCGAACCGTATGGCGACGAATCCGAAGGGCGCTCTCAGGTTGTCACCCGCGAGGTGATGGAAACAATCGAATGGATATTGCCCTCGCTTTGCCGCATTTTCACCGATTCCGAAAATATGGTTCAGTTCGAGCCGGTCAATGAGGATGACATTGAGCAAGCTAAGACCGAAACCGAAGTCTGCAATCACGTTTACTGGAAGCAGAACCGTGGCTTTTACAACACTTATACGATGCTCAAAGATGCGTTGCTATCGAAAACCGGCATCCTAAAAATCTGGTGGGACGACGCCGACGAAGAATCGAAGGAAGAATATGAGGGACTTGATGAGCTTCAGCTAGGCGAGTTGATGAACGACCCTTCTGTCGAGCGGGAGATATTAGAGTTCGAGCAAACCGAGCAGGGATTTAATGTCAATTTTAAGGCAACAAAGCTCCGGGGTCAGATCAGAATAGAGCCGGTGCCGCCCGAGGAATTTGGGATAGCTCGATACGCTAGAAGTCCTTATGTTGAAGATGTAAATTTCTGCTACCACCGTACACAGAAGTCCTTTTCTGAGTTGATCCAGATGGGTTATGAACCGGATTTGATCAGAGAACTTCCATACGATGATGACGTACAGACCGCCGAAGAACTGTCACGACGGAACCAGACGGACGAGCAGCAACCGTATGACTTCGCATCTGAAGAATCGATGCGGATGTACTGGATTTCAGAATGCTATGTTCGCATTGACCGTGACGGGGATGACATAGCCGAGCTGTTAAAGGTTACTTTGGCTGGAGGTCATTACACGGCAAGCTCGGCGCGGCTGTTGAGTATTGATGAAGTTGATTTCATGCCGTTTGCTTGCGTGTCTCCAATTCTGATGCCGCATAAATTTTACGGAATGTCGATGGCTGATCTAACGATGGATCTCCAGAAAATCAAATCCGTATTGCTGCGATCAATGCTGGATAACACCTATCTGGCGAACAACTCCCGAACAGCCGTCAATGACACGAAGGTTAATCTTGATGATCTATTAACGTCGAGGCCCGGTGGCATTGTCCGATACAAAGGCGAAGGGCCAGCCAGCCAGTACATCATGCCCATTCCGCATAACAATCTTCCAGCGGAAGCCTATGCAATGGTCGAGTATCTCGATGACGTCAGGAAACAACGAACTGGCGTAGGTGATGAGGTCGCAGGGCTGGACAAGAACTCTCTGGCGAACGTGAACACAGGCGTGGCGGCTCTGGCATTTGATGCGGCAAGGATGAAAATCGAGTTGATTGCCCGAATAATTGCCGAGGTCGGTTTTAGAGATGTCTTTAGGATCATCCACAAATTACTTATGACGCACCAAGACCGTCAGATGATCGTTAACGTCGCCGGTGAGTTTGCGTCGATCAATCCTTCGGAATGGCGTGAACGTCAAAACACCACAGTCACGGTCGGAGTGGGAACGGTATCTCGGGAGCGCAGAATGGTCGCCCTGGATGCGGTTATGAAAAAGCAGAATGAGCAGATACAACAAGGCGGAATGGGAACCGTCGTGCAGCCGCATCAGGTCTATCAGGCTCTAGCAGATATGGTCGATGCGTTTGGATTAGAACCGACTGCCTATTTCACCGATCCAAGAACTGTCCCGCCACCGCAGCCGAAACCCGATGTTCAAGCTGAACTCGCCATGACTCATGCCAAAGCGTTGATGATGGATGCTGAGTCCAAGATTCAAAAGAACCAAATCGAAGCACAGAAGATGCAGGCCGATATGCAGATGAAAATGCGCGAACAAGATTTGAAAGCGCAGGAGCAAACGTTGAAGGCCGAAATAGAAACAATGAAAGCGCAGCTCATTTCCCTCCAGAGAGAGACAGATTCCGAGCAGAAAGTGGCGAGCCTTGAGATTCAGATGGACAAGCAGGAAACAGAAAACGAGTTAAAACGTCTTGAATTAGAACTGCAAGCCGTTAAAACAGAGCGAGATCAAGACATCACTTTATATAAAAATCAGGTCGATAACGTGACGAAGCTGATGCAAGACCAATCTGAGCCTGTAGATTTAACTGAAATGCGTGAATGGATTTCACAGCTAATAGCCCAAAACCAAGACCTTAGCGAACGCCTTGACACGATTGCAAACCCATCACCCCGTGTTATTCAGAGGGACGAACAGGGGCTTGTCATACAAATCGGTGATCAGCCCGTGACCAGAGATGAAGCGGGGATGGTGATCCAAATTGGATGAACACAACAGAATTAAGGAACGAGAGCGCGGCCATCAGGCGAGAATTATCCTCGATAGTCCGCTCTGGCAGGAGGCGAAAGAAGTTATTACTGACGAATTGCAACAAGCGTGGCAAAATACAGTTATGACGCAGGCAGATGAGCGTGAAACGATATACAGGATGTTGATAGCGGCGACTGCTGTTTTTAATCACATCGAGGCGGTTATGAAAACTGGCGAGATGGCAGAGATGCAACTAGAGGAAGAACACAATGGCTGAAGCACAAGCGACGATTGAACAACGAATTTCGGCTGCACTTACCCCAGCCCCCGAAGCGCCACCGCCCGAAGCGCCGCCTGTGGCTGCGGTTCCAGATCCGGTTCCAGAGGCAGTGCCAGAAGCAGCACCCGAGGCGTCAGCAGAATTGTCGGAGCCTGAAGCAGATGCGGAACTTCCTAGAGAAGAATTGGGAGAACCCATTGAAGCAGAGCAGGAGGCGGGCGAAGAGGTAGAGGAGGTCGATCTTGAAACGCTCTCCGACCTAGCGGGGCATCTTGGCATCGACGCTGCTGATTTGTACAAGCTGAAATTGCCGATCACCAACGTCGATGGGGAACGTCAGGAAATATCCATAGGAGAATGGAAAGACGGTTATCAAAACGCACAAAGAGCAGAACGACTTACACAAGAAGCGCAGGATTTAAGAGACCAGCTACAGACAGAACGACAACAACTTGCGGCGCGACAGCAACAAGAAGCCGCTGAGTCATCTGGTCTGTTGAATTCTGTCGAACGGGCGCTTGAAGCTGAATTTAGTTCTATAAATTGGAACGAACTGCGGGTTAACAATCCGACAGAATGGGCTGTTAAGCGCCAAGAATTTCAAGAGCGCAAGGGAGCGCTTGGGAAAATGCGGCAAGAAGCTGCTCAAGCATGGGACAAAAATCAACAAGCAAGAACGCAAGAAAATGAAGCACAAATGGCCGAGGCTATCCAGCGAGAGCATCGCTCGATGATGGCTAAAGTGCCGGAATGGAAGGATGAGAGCGTAATGCAAGCCGAGCAAGCATCGCTGCGTGATTATCTACTCGATAGTGGCTATAACGAGCAGGAAATTGGAGAGGCTTATGATCATCGAGCAATTGTGTTAGCGCGCAAAGCCATGAAATATGACGCCATGCAATCAACTGGGAAAGCCGCAACGAAAAAGGTTGTGAAGTTAGGCAAAAAGGTTCTCACACCGGGAGCAAAACGGTCTAAAGGCGCAGCCAAACAGGATGCAGAAGGCAGACTTCGAGGCAATTTGAAAAAATCAGGTTCTCTCGATGATGCAACTGCTTTAATTCATCATCGATTAAACAGAGGGTAAGATATGGCCGTACCAACAAATACATACCAAACTTACGCCGCTGTCGGTGAGCGAGAAGACCTGTCGGATATTATTTTCGACATCAGTCCAATGGATACCCCATTCCTTACCAATGCTCGGCGCGACACGGCGACGATGACATTGTACGAGTGGCAGACCGATTCGCTTGCTGCTGCGGCAAATAATGCCGTCGTGGAGGGGACAGATGCGACAACAGACGCAGCGTCAGCAACCTCTCGACTCGGCAACTACACTCAAATTTCTACGAAAGTTCCCCGCGTAACGGGAACACTTCGGGCGGCTGATACAGCCGGTCGTGCTGACGAACTGAGCTATCAGATTTCAAAGCGCGGCAGAGAGTTGAAGCGTGACATGGAAACGGCACTTTGCGGCAACCAAGCGGCTTCGGCTGGTGGTGCGGCTACGGCTCGAAACCTAGCGGGTTTGGGTGCGTGGCTCTCAACCAACCAAGTGCAACAGGGCGCGAATGCTACGACACCAGCGACGACTTCCGGCGCTCCGGCTACTGATCCAACTGCGGGAACGGCAGCAACATTTGTTGAAGCCAACCTTCAGTCTGTGGTCAAAAAATGCTGGGACAACGGCGGAAATCCAGGGGTCATCATGTGTGGCTCATTCAATAAACAAGAGGCTTCCGGCTTCTCGGGGATTGGTACGTTGTACAGAGATGCACAGCCGTCCGGTCCAATGTCGCCCGGTTCGATTATCGGCGCAGCGGATGTCTATGTCTCTGATTTTGGCCAGCACCAAATCGTGGCTAACCGATTCCAGCCAGCAGCGACAGTCTTCGCTTTGGATATGGAATATTGGTCAGTGTGTTATTTGCGTCCAATCCAGAC